ACCAAACTCTAACACGAGTAATTCAAACGGTTGAACATTCTTTTGCATTTGTTCTTGGACTTTCAGTTTATCCGTATTCTTTGCCCAAGTCAAAAGATTGCCGTCAGATATATTTGTACTGTTTAGGGCAAACGACTTATCATAAAATGCCCATCTTTTTACAAGTCCTTCCATTGTCTTCTCATCTATCGTCAGACCAGCTTCTTTTGTGTTCTTTTTGATATACTTTTCCCACCAACGTTGATGCCATACACCAATGGTGTCAGTATCTAAACAATTCATCTTATTCTGAAGAGTTGTTAGTTTTGTTACAAAGTAATTCAGTCGTTGATTGAACTTTTTAGTCTTACCAACCACGATTGATTTTGGTTTGGTAATACTAAATGTTTCTTGTGAATGTGCATTTACTTGTTCTATCATTCCGGCTAAAACTCTTGCATAGTCAGGATAATCTTCTATCTTTTCACCTTTATCATTATACAAAGAAACTCCGTGAAAAACAATATAAGCACCGTCGTAGTTGATTACATTTGCACTTTTCGGGTACATAATTTCAAGATTCATCCAAGCTTTACCATCTTGAAAAATCTTCTTTTGTTGGTTTAGAGTTAGTTTTTGAATTGCCTTTTCCAAATCAGAGAACGCAAATGTAAATGCCTCTTCAATAGCACCACGACCACCAAACTTCGTCTTGATACTTTCATAATCCATTCCACCATTCTTGATGTCACCTTTATTTCTGGCAGCATATAGTTTACCTTTTCTAAATGAAGCAAAAAGATTTTGACCGTCTAATTTTTCTGTTGGTTTTCCTGTTGTTGTTATTTCACCCGATAATCCAAGTCGGAACATTTCTTTCATGTCACCAAATGTAAGACCGAAGTCTTCAAATGGATGTGTCATGTGTCCTGCTGCACCACCTTCTTTTAGAAGTGGTTTATCTTCCTTAGCAACTTCTGTAAATACTTCATTCCAAAATTCTCTACGAACTACGGAGAGACGTTCTCCCGCAGGTTCATCAGATTCTGGAAGAAGATTGATGTTGAACTTCTTAGCGAGTTGAACGATAACAGGAATCAATAACATTGTTCCTGGTATTGGTATTGCCGCAATAGCCCCAAGACCCATAAGTTTGAACGTATCTTTCATTTGTTTCTGAAAGATTGCCTTTTCTTGGTCGGTAAGTTTTCCTGTTTTTACAAACTTTTGTATTATTGGAAGGAGGTCTTTTGTATCCCCGTATTCTTTTTTGATAATACCAAAGAATAAATCAGACTGAACTTGAGACATATTTAGGAGTGCCCTCATCCATTCATTTAGGTCTTCTTTTAGTTTACTACGTTTAGTATTCAACTTACTTATTACTAAGTTGAAAATACTCGCATCAAACCAACCAAAAATTTGTTTGAAACGGTATCTCAATTCGGCCAACTTTGCATCGTTATCTCCGAGTGCCTTACGAATATTTGTTCCTGACATTTCACCGAATGAAGGTATATTGTATGAAACGTGTGGTGCATAAACATAATATGTGTAAGGGTCTACGAGATCTTTTGCAGGGATGAAAGTTGTTCTGTTGTACGCCATAAGACGTTTGAAACCTTTGAGTCTTCCCTTATCTTTTTCACCAATCATGTAAACTATTGAAGTAGTTTTTGGATCTAGTCCTGTTTTTTCAAAGAATTCTTGTGGATTGTAAGGACTAACTATTTTTACAATTTGACTTGACGGCACTCCGTGTTTTACCATTATTCGTTTCTTTTCTTCAAAGTTGAATGGAGATTTTTGTCCATCTACTTTATCAGAAGTAACGATGTAAGTATTTTTATCACCAAACTGTTTTTTCAACCACATATAAGCATCTCTGTGATGAATGCCCATTGGTTGAAAACGACCAGGATATACAGCTACGATTTTTCCTTTATTTGAATCTTCTTCATTAAAGATTTGGAGTTTTAGCTCTTTGATTATTTGTTCTATAAGTCTATTCATATTTTTACGGTTTAGTTGGCCAAATTATGTTGAAAGGATCTTGTTGTGATGTAATATCTCTTAGTTCTTGACGATATGTTTGCCATTCTATCTTCTTCTCTTCTGAAAGTGGTGAGTCAGATAACTGTGTCCAATCTGATTCTAATAGAAGTTCATTTCTTTGAACTCTTATATTTTCCCACATTTGATTTGTTTCTTGTTCTAGTTCCTGTTGTGTTTTTTCTCGAACTTGTTCGTACTGAACTACTTCGATTCCTTCAATAACAAACATCTGACCCGTCGTAATACTGTTGTTTGTTTTATTTGGGTTTGGAACAAAACGAACAGGAAACCATCCATAAGAACGTAACCTTTCGTCGTCTAATAGATAAAAATTAGAAACGTCTACCCAATTTTGTGGGAGTGGTCTTGGATAACCTTTTACTTCACCATTTTCAACTTGTATATAATCCACTTAAAATACCTCATAAACAAAAAGAGACATATTCTATAAATATGCCTCTTCGTAGATTACCATCAATAATACGACCCATCATCTATAACATCTTTCTTTTTTCGTAGAGCAGCGATACCTTGACCACGCCATTCTACGTCAACAAGATCGTAGTATTTTAGAGTCATCTGATAATCAGGTCTGTTGAAGTCATGGATAAAAACAATTACATTTTCGTCTATAACTTCCCATATTGATTTTGCACAATACTTTCTTGCCCTACCATCAATCAGAATCTTTGTAAACTTCAATCCCTTTTCTTTTGGGTAATTGATGTAGTCCTTGAATTGTTCGTATCGGCAAGGAATTGGATTTGGTGAGTGAGCTGCTATATGATGTAGTTCAATATTCTTAACATTATAAGCATCTATTACCTTACCCAACGAATTTATCCAATCAATATCGTGTTCGATTGAGATTACCTTTGAAACGATACCCGACCAGTATAGAGTTGAGTTACCACTTCCCCATTCAAGAAGTGTATCATCGGGAGTTAGAAACTTCTCGATGAACTTATACTCCCACTCATTCATAAGTGGTCGGTATGACTCGAATTTGTTATCGGTTGTTATCATAGATGTCAAACACCTCCTTTACAACTTCATCAACTTCTGGAATGTAATCGTATAATGTCTTTCCTTCTGGAATTAGATCAATTGTATCTGTGTGGAATTCCGTGTGACGAATTTCTAGATCATCGAGAAGAAGGCCTTGACGAAGTGCCTTTGTCTTGTAGTATTGAGTTCCATTACGGAAAGGAAGAATATGATCTTCGTGTTTACACGTTGGAATCGTTACGATCCAATTATCGAACGCACCGGCAATATGAAGTGGTGAAGAATCGTTGGTAAGAAGACACCGAGAAAGAGAAATAAGAGACATCAATTCACCCAATGTTGTTAGGTCACGAAGGTCAATTCCGTCTTTTGGACATTGGATTGGAAGATACCCTTGTTTCTCATCAATTGTTTTACCGATAAGAACTACCGTTAGTTTTTCTGATAACTTGTCTATGATCTTTTGCCACCAATCTTGTGGAAGAGTTTTTGATGGCCACCATTTTCCTGCATGAACTACTACTGTTGGTTTATCTTTCTTCTTGGATTCCAACATATTCAGCACTGACATTGTGTCATCTGCTTCTAGTTTTAGCTTAATTGTTTTTTCGTTATTTGGTATTGTTCTTTTTATCATTGACATGGAGGCAAAATCTGTTGGGTGAAATAGAACATGAGACAATTTATGATCAGATTGTTCATCGTCTGGGCACGTGTACATTGTAAGTATAGCATCATTTATGCCGTTCCACTCATCATAGTTCATTACAGGGCAAGAAAGATGTTCAAAAAGACGTGGGAAATGTGAAACAACAAAAATATTTGCATCTGAATATAGTTTTTGTGTGTATCGGATTGCCGGTTCAGAGCATAATTGATCTCCCATACCAGCCGTGACTGAAATGAGAATATTTCGATTGTATTCATAATTGGGGGAATCCAATTTCCATTGCTCTATATCTTTTTTCATCACATCCATTTGAATTTCTTTTGGGGCACCTGCATAGTGTACAAAATATGAGTCAAGTCTAGAAATTCCACAAAACCTATCAAGTATATCCATTCGATTAAATTTATAATCCAAGTCAAACATTTCAATCTTGTCATTCAAAATACGAAGATTGATATAAGGTTGATCCGTTTCTACAAAGTCAATACCTTTTGGTAACTTAAAAATATTTTTGTGAATACGAGAAATCACCATCACGCCAGAATTATAGAATTTACCATCCCATTTTTTAAGTGGTTCGTTATAGTATTCAGATGCCTGTTCAAGAAATTCAAAACGAGTGGAATATTTACCTTCATTAAACATACCTAATTTATTTTCAGGAACTATTTCAAAAAGATTTGGAGTATCCTCACGAACAAGAATATCAATATCCAAGTAAAGAATCCTTTTATATTTGTTTAGGAGTTCATGAATATGAAACTTATTCCATTTCTGTGTAATATAGTGCGGGTTGAACTCATTGATGTTCAAATAGTCTGCACCAATTTTTTTAGCATATGCCTGAATTGAAGGTGTTGTAAGTTTTGATACTTCATTATAGTAATCCCCGATTGAAATCGTTAGGACGAGTGTGTCTTTTGTTTTCATAACCTATTTTTTATTAGTGATACAATACATTAATATACAAAAATTATTTTAATATATCATTACTTAAATATTACAAACACGAATTGGTGTGCTGGAAAATTGAACTGATGAATTTCCTAATCCAAGAAGATTACTAGCACCTATTGCAGAAACTGCAACATTTAGTCCCCACCCCCAAATTATTCCATTTTTATCTATTGCAAAACCACTGTATCCATTTGCCATAACTTGACAAAAAGTTTTTGTTGCACCAACCACAGATACTGGAGTGCTTCTTGAAGTTGCTGTACCGTTCGCTAATTGACCATACTGATTCTGGCCCCACGACCAAAGACGGCCGGCTTTATCAATGGCAACTGTAAAGTTTAGTCCTGCTGCTATTTTACAAAAAGTTTTATTTGCACCTAAAAGACCAACCGGAGTTATTGCTCTAATGGTTGAACCATTACCAAGTTGTCCAAATGAGTTAATTCCCCAACCCCATACTTTTCCATTTTTGTCTATTGCCATAGTGTGAGCCAGTTTTGTAGATATTTCGCAGAATGTTTTTGAACCATAAACAGCAACTGGTGTTCTTCGCGATGTAGTGGTTCCGTCTCCCAAATAAGCATTACTGGAATTATTTCCCCATGACCATGCTTTTCCATTTTTATCTATTGCAATTGTAAATCCTTGTGCACCAGCTTCTATTTTACAAAAAGTTTTTGCTGCACCGGCTACTGCTACTGGTGTAGATCTAGCAGTTATTGTATTATCTCCCAATCTTCCATTTGTATTACTTCCCCACCCCCATGCCTTTCCGTTTTTATCAATTCCCATAGTGTGGTTGCCAGATGTTGCTATTTTACAAAAAGTTTTTGTAGTTCCAGCAACAGAAACTGGAGTACATTTACCGGTTGCCGTGTTATTTCCAAGTTGACCACTACTATTAGCACCCCAACCCCATACTTTTCCATTTTTGTCTATACCGACTGTATTTGATCCATTTGAACTTATAAAACAGAAGGTCTTAGCAGCGCCTGCAATACAAACGGGTGTTGCTTTACAAGTAGATGAATTATCTCCATATTCACCTGTTGAAGAATTATAACCCCAAGACCAAACTTGTCCATTTTTATCAATACCAGCTGCGTGTTGACCCAGTATAGTTGAATTATATCCCATCTGAATACTACAAAATGTTCTTATCGTTCCTCCAATTGATATTGGACTTGTTATGGATGTAATGTATGGTACACCAAGTCCTCCATATCCGTTCCACCCCCAAGACCAAACTTTTCCAGAACTATCTATTGCAAATGCATAATCGCGGCCGCCCGCAATTTCACAAACTACTTTATTAGCGAGTGCACCACCAACAGCAACTGGTGTTAGTGCCGATGCGCACGATATATTTCCATTTCCCAATAGATATGTTGATGCAATATTCTGTCCCCATGACCATAGTTTGCCATTTTTATCTATTCCATATGAGTTGAATAATCCAGTAAATATTTTACAAAATGTTTTATTTGTTCCACCAACAGCAACGGGTGTTGATTTACATATTACACTATTGTCACCCACTTGTCCGTGTGCATTATATCCCCAACCCCAAAGTTTACCATTTTTGTCTATTGCGAGTGCTTGGTTTTTTACTTTTATGACACAAAATGTTTTTGTAGCACCACCGAGAGCAACCGGAGTAAGTTTAGAGATTGTAGTGTTATCACCAACTGTCCCATATGAGTTATTTCCCCATGCCCATACTTTACCGTCTTTGTCTATTGTAAGTCTAGTACTGTATCCGGCTATGTGGCAAAAAGTTCTTGTCAGTGCAGCACCAACAACAGATACTGGAGTAGATTTTAAAATTGTTGTTCCATCGCCAATCTGTCCACTACTGTTTTCACCCCAAGCCCAAAGTTTACCATTTTTATCTATTCCAGTACTAGAATTACCACCACTATCTATTTTACAAAAAGTTTTTGCAGTTCCAGCAACAGAAACTGGGGTGCATTTTGAAGTTATACTGTTATCCCCAAGTTGACCACTACTATTAGCACCCCAACCCCATACTTTTCCATTTTTGTCTATGGCAAGATGATTTTGATCGCCAGTTGCTAACATACAAAAAGTTTTTGTTAAACCGGCGATAAGTGTAGGAGTACACTTACAAACTGTTGTGGAAAGATTTTGACCCAATTGTCCCCTGGTATTTTCTCCCCAAGTCCATATGCGACCAGTTCCACTCAAAAATGCTGCCGTAATTTCTCCTTCTCCAACTTGACCAATTACAACAGGAGGAACAGGACTATATGTTCTTTTTATCTGTACTGTTACATTTTTTATAAATGGCATATCACTCTACCTTTACAAATTTTGACCACCAACAAATCCATGCCAGTTTGCACCCCCGTCGAGTGTAACAAATGAAAATATATCTTTTTTAGCATTGGTAGATGTCAAGACTGGTGAGGCGCCTGATGGCCATAAAATAGAACCACCCCATGTAACCGAGCGAGCAGTTCCGTCGGCGGTAAATATAAGAGTAAATGCAGATGAACCAACGTTTTGAACATTTGAAATTGTAAGTGATGTTATATCCGCATTTAGACTAACATAAAAAACACCGGCGGTGCTCAAATCCAATGTAAGTGTTCCAGAACTTATACTGGCGCTTGCACTTACTTCTGAAAGAGTTTGTACTCCAGCAAGACTTCTTGACCAATTTGACATACTACATTACTCCTTTATTTATAATTATCCACTAACTTGGACAATATGTGTTACGGCGTTCCAGTAAATTGTTTTTGCAGCTTCACCGGTTACTCGTAGAAGTAATCTACCACCAAGAGCAACTGCTGTTGTATTCCAAGCAACTGTATCTTCTATTGCAGTTACTTGAACAGCACCTACAAGAGCAACGGCACCCGCATTATTATCAATAGCACCTTGTAACCAATAGGCCGCACTTTCATTGTCTGCATCAGTTCTTCTTGCCACAATATACGAAGTAAACATCCAAGTTGTATCATTTGGAACAGCCAATCCAGCAACATTATTCCAAACATTAAATTGAAGTGTTGTTTGGGTTCCGTCTGTTGTACTACCCGATGCATAAACTCGATATTCTGGATAAGCACCTGTAAAGTCACCGAGTTGTGGTGTAGCGGCCGTAAGTCCACCATTGAATGAACCAATAACACCTGGAGCAAACATATGAGAACGAACAGAAGTTCCTGTATCTTTCAGCACTATTTCAGTTTGTCCCCATTCACTTCCATTTGTATGTGTTGTCCATACATAATCAAGGAAACCGACGGTTGTATTTTCTGTTGTACTTGTTTCTGATTCAAATTCAATACCAACACCGAGACTTTGTGTTGCAGTTCCGGTGGTGTTATTTATGATATTTAGATTTCGTACCGAGGCATTTGTAGTTGCAGTGCTTGATGAAACTGTAAGGATATTACCGGCAAATGTTAAATTTGCAGATGCAGTTGCCGCATTATTTGTACCGTCACTTATTATTAAACGACTACCACTTGCACTATTTATTGTGTTGAATCCTGTCCCTGATGTTCCTGATGAACCAGCTCCACCTGTTTGACCTGAACTTCCTGATGAGCCAGTTGAACCTGATGTTCCTGATGAACCAGCTCCACCTGTTTGACCT